AGCACAGGCTGTACTTTTGCCATAGTAACCGCCGTCAGCGAAGTACACATCACGACTGCTGAGCCTGCCTTGCACATGATGCAGAATCTGTTGGTCACCCAGATAGATCGCAGCATGATTTGGCACAGGTGACTGAAGATTCATCAGCAAGGCATCGCCACGCTGTAGTTCTTCAACCGGAATCTTGTGAAACCCCTCTTTTTGGAAGTTTTCTAGGTAAAGGTTTTGCCCTTGGTGCCACCAGTTATCACGGCGGGGATAGTCGCGAAGCTCTAAGCCCCATTCCTTTCCATACCAATCACGGCAAAGGCTGTAGCAGTCCACAATGCCGTGAACAAACTCACGCCCAACAAACGGAAGCTCGAAGCCCTCTGGCTCGCAATAGCCCCAGCCTTCAGTGTTTGGATTGACAATGAACCACGGCAGCCCAGACTTTTCGCACGCAACACGATCAGCAGGTGATGGAGCGGGGTTGGTCTTGGGGTGACTGTGGACAACAGCAACAACTTCGCCCTTGTCTTCTACGTCGTCCCAACCGTCAAGAACAAAGTGCTCGTCAGGTGTTTCAGCAATGTTGCGGCAGGGAAAGTAGCGCCGACGTCCTTTGACTACAGCAACTAGGCCACAGCACTCCTTAGGAAACTCATCCTTTGCGTGCTGCAGAACGTCCGCCTGCATCGCATCAGTTAGCTTCATCGGATCAATCCTGCACCAGGGAACGAACCAAACGGCAGCTCACCGTTCTCTCCAAACCGTAGCTTGCAAGATGCGATGCGCTTGCCGCATACATCTTGCGCC